GTAAGAAATGAGTTTAAAAATAATAAATTATTAAGATTTGTGTATGGCGATTTAACACCAACAATGGCAAAAGATGATGAAGGTAAAGACCGTGAAGACTGTTTTGATGTTGGTGGATGTAGAATTGAGGCCGTTTCTTTTGAAAAGAACCTACGAGGTTTTAAATATAAAAACAGTAGACCAACTTTGATAATAGGTGATGATATAGAAGATGACCAGAGAGTTTTAAATCCTGAATTACGAATTAAAGATAAAAATAAATTAAATAAAGTTATAATTCCATCATTGGACATTAATGGCCGGTTCAAAATGATTGGAACGTTATTACATTATGATTCTTTATTATATGATAAAATAAAATTGTATAATGGTAAAATATACAAAGCATGTGAACCAGATTTTACGAATATATTATGGCCACAACGTTTCACTGTTGATATATTAAAACGTATTAAACATGATATTGGGTCAATACCTTTTCAGCAGGAATATTTGAATAACCCAATAGACACGACATCTTCATTAATTAAAAGAGAATGGATTGAACAATGTTTTGACGAAACTTTAAGCCACGAAGATATTAGGCAAATGCAGTTTTCATATAAATCACTAGGTTGTGATTTTGCATTTGCCGATAGGGTTACATCAGATACTTCACCATTTATGGGTTTAGGTGTTAAAGGTGATAAATATTATTTATTAAGCACAATAGATGATATTCACAAAGGATTGTCAATATCTGAACAGATGGCAATTATAAAGGATGTAATGTATGAACAGTGGAAATATGACCAGATAGGTTTAGAAGAAAATTCTATTAAAGCAATAAGTAAAGACATTCAACAATGGAATTTACCGATTACACTATTTTGGACTGCAGCTTCAGACCCTGCTGCACGGTTAAAACCAGGTTATGATTGGGCTGAGAAAAGACACACTGTTGGTAAAATGAATCTAATTATGAGACTGGGGACAGCTTTTGAAAATGGTAAAATCGTTATACCGTACAAAACAGAAAAAGATAAATTACTCGGTGATAAAATATTAAGCGAATGTACTTCTTATGCGTTAAGCGAAGGTAAATTAGTTGAAGCTGGTGTTCACCCTGATATTCCAATAGGACTAGGATATGCTTTAGAATTAATAAATAATGGGGAGGTTTACTTTGATTTCGGATAAAATGTTTGACACTAAACACCCAAAACTTTATGCCGTTGATATGGATGGAACTTTAACAAACGGTGAAAGATATTGGAATACTAAAAAGGAACCCACACCAAACTTAAAAATGATAAACTGGATAAATGAAAAATATATGCAAGGACATCATATAATTATTTACACGGCAAGGCCTTATGAAGAAATACGGGAAACTGTTTCATGGCTTATAAAATATGGTGTATTATATCACGGTTTAAACTTTGATAAAATGGGAGCCGATTTATATATTGATGATAAAGCTATAAACACAGAGGTGATAATTAATGGGAAAAACAACATCAACAACTGAACACTATTTGCAATGTCCATATTGTCAAGGACATGAAATGGGACATGCAAAACGGGTTCCAAGAACGGCCGGTAAATACCGTGTTAAAATTATTCACAATAATTTACTATCATTTACCTGTGCAAAATGTGGAGGAGTATTTAAAATGGAAGTCAATCCTAAAATGATATTATGGGAATATATGAAACCGAAAGCAAGAGAAGAATTTAAAAAATTACAATACAAGAGATACAAGGGAGGATTAACTAAAAATGGAAAAACAATTTAAGATTGAAAAAGATAAGCTTATTGTGACTATCAATAACGAAAACGATGTGTTTATTCCTGTAGATGGAAATCAGGAAAAGATTGGTAGATATACACAAGTTACCACACAGATTATAGACCTTGATAAGGCAGACAGATTGAAAGCTCTTATCGAAAAGGAATATGAGACTGGGAAAAAGAATATGGTAACAATAGATAAGCAATTTGAAGCAGTTAAAGACCTTCAGGATATTGATGAGAAAATATTGTCACAATGTAAACGTGCAATTGATAAAGGGTCTAAAGAGTTCAAGAAATCTATGGCTTCTTTAAATCAAAGAATAATTGATTTGGATAAAAAGAAGACATTAATTGCTCAAAAAGAATATCTTACCGGTCAAATAGCTGAAATGGAATCTGATTTAGAACACCTTAATAAGCTATTAAATAAATCGTCAAATTAATTTGATGGTTTTAAAAACTTTATTTTTATTTTTTTATTGTCTTACTTTACAAAATGGGAATATTTGATTACTTTAGAAATAAAAAACCAGCTATGAAAGCTTTAACAGTTAGTGAAGCGAATAATTCAGAGCAATCTTTGGTTTCTGGCGTTAGAAAAGACGTTGATATTTTTAAAGCATATATTCCAAATTTTTTGTATAAACCACCATTTGGGATGCCTCGTAAAGTAAATACATTACAATTAAAGAAGCTGGCAAAAAACCCATACATTTTTTCTATAATTAAGACACTTTGTGATGAGGCTACAACTACTAAATGGGATATAAAGGTTAAAGACGAATATCAAGACGACGGAATCGATTATAGTGAAGACATTAAAAGAATCAAAAAATTCTTTAGACATCCAAACGGAAACAATGAATCTATTGAACACATTTTAAGACAAGTAATAACAGATTTATTAGAAACCGATTCCGGCGTCATTGTTAAAGTGTTTAATGAAGTTGGAGAACTTAAACAAATTTTTTCTAGAGACGGTTCTTTATTTTTAAAAAATCCAGATATTTATGGATACCTTGGAAACCGTGCAGACTTTGTAATGCCGTTACCAGATGGATTTACTGGAGTTTCTATGGATTTAGGTGGGACACCAACAGAGTCACAACAACAGATAATGAAACAATATAGTTTATTATATAAAGAGCAAGCAGCTTATTTCCAATATGGATGGACAGCAGGCTCAATGCCAATACCGTTTGGTAAAAGAGAAGTTATCTATATGATGCAAATGCCACGAGGAGACTCTATATATGGAACATCTCCTGTTGAAATTTTATACGATATAATATTGAATTTAATTTATGGCTCACAATATAATTTAGATTTTTATACTAACAACAATATGCCAGATGGTGTTATTTCTTTAATGGGTGCACAACGTGAACACATTGCACAATTTAGAGAGAACATGGAAAATCAATTTAAATATATTGATGATTTTGGAAACAAGAGAAAGAAGTTTTACAAAATGCCAATTACTTCAACGGATGTAAAGTTTACACCGTTTTCAATTACTTCAAAGGATATGGAAGTTTTAGGTCAACAAAAATGGTTCACTAAAATATTATGGATGTCGTTTGGTGTTAATGCTGATGAAATGGGATTTACCGAAGACTCTAATAAATCAACTGGTGAATCACAAATTAAAAATTCTAAACGTAAAGCAATTAAACCATTATTAAATGTTATAGAATATAATTTTAATTCTCAACTGTTACCAGAGTTTTTTAATAATGCAGATTCTGATGAAATACCTCTTGAATTTGTATTTGATGATTATGATATATCAGAAGATATGAAAAGACAAGACTTACTCGAGCAACAAATAAGAATGGGAGTGAAAACACCAATGATGGCTGCTAAAGAATTACAAATTAACACTGATGAATTGGAGGCAGAGTTACAAAAAAAGAAGGACGAAGAAGCTGCTATAATGCAAAAACAAAATGAAAGTGTTATAGATAACAACAATCAGAATGCACCTGAAGAAAAGTCTATTAATAATCCGTTAAAAGATATTGAAAATTATATTGATAAAATAGGCGATGATATAAGTAAAGCGGTGGGGGAAATATCAGATGCAGAACTTAGAATCTAAAAACATAATAGACGTTATAATAGAACGTTTTATGGAGATAATGAGCATAAAACCGTTCAAACCGAAAATAGATAATTTTCTGAAAACAGAGTTTTTGCGTTCTATGAGTAAGGTTGAAGAACAGTTAAAACCGTCAATAAATTTTGTAACAGATGAAAAGGAATTAACTATTTT